CACTGGTATTTGGGGAACCGATACCACGCCAAGCAACCTGTGGAGTGATTACACCTCTTCGGACCCAATCGGAGACATTGAGAGTGGCAAGCGCGCCATCTTGAGCGTCACTGGCTACGAGCCAAACACTTTGGTTCTTGGTTACGATGTGTTCATTCAGTTGAAGAATCACCCTGACCTTGTTGACCGCATCAAGTACACCACGAGCAATGTCCTCACAGAAGATGTGATGGCAAGCCTGTTCGGTGTGCCTCGCGTGATGGTCGCAAAGAGCGTCAAAGCCACAAACAACGAAGGTGCAACTGGCGCCTATGCGTTCAACTACGGCAAGAACGCCCTTCTTACTTACTCCGCTCCATCAGCAGGATTGCTACAGCCTTCGGGCGGTTACATCATGTCGTGGACTGGTGTTTCGGGTGGTTTGGGTCAAACTGTTGGCGTGTCGCGTATGCGTATGGAACAGTACAAGGCTGACCGTGTTGAAGCCGAAGTGGCTTTTGACATGAAGGTCATTGGTTCGGACCTCGGTTACTTCTTCTCCGCTTGCGTAGCATAGTAGGGGGCGCCAATGGCTAACCGACTTACTAAAGGCAAGGGTCTATTTGGTTCGCTTCGTACAAGCGGTCCTGTTGCTGTCAATACTTTGACCGCAAAGACCACTGTTACGACTTTGACTGATGCCGCTGAAACTTTGACTGCCGCTATGGTTGTCACGAACGGCGGGTTGCTTGTTGGTACTCCTTCTGCTTCGCGGGCTAAGACAATTCCTACGGGAACTCTTACTTGTGCGGCGTTGAAGGGCTACGCAGTGGGCGACACTTTTGAGGTCAATGTTGTTAACTTGGCTTCTTCTACTTATCCACTCGTTATTACGGCTGGTACCGATGCGACCATTGTTGGTGCAGCCTCGGTGAGTGCCGCAACATCGGCTACATTCAAGGTTCGCGTATCCGCTGCTAATACGGTAGTTTGGTACAGAACAGCATAAGCGCTAGGGTCAAGTGACCTTGGTGTTCTACTTTTGAGAGAGTTTTATGGCATTTAGAGTTCTAAAACCTATTTCCGCTGATGATGGTTCCATTATTCCTACTGGCACTCTTGTTGAGGCTGAGGGTTGGCGGAATCTTCGGGCTTTGATTAACGGTCGCTATTTGGGCGAGGTTTCTGTTGTTGAGGTCGCTGTTGTTGACGAGGCTGTTGATGCTGAGGTAGTAAAACCGAAGGCTAAGAAGGCAAAAGTTGTTGAGGAAGTGACTGACAATGACAATCTCTAATTATGGTGAGTTGGCGTTTCTTGATACGCTTCGCAATGTTTCTTTTGCTGTCACACAACCTTATGTGAAGTTGCATTTGGGTGACCCGGGCGAGGCTGGTACTTCTAACCCTGCTGTTGAGGCAACTCGTAAATCGGTGTCATTTTCGGCGGCTTCTTCTGGCTCTATGGCGACTTCGGCAACGATTACTTGGACGAATGTGTCTACGACTGAAACTTATAGTCATTGGTCATTATGGGATGCGTTAACCTCTGGCAACTGTTTGTGGACTGGTGCTTTCAGTTCTTCGGCGGCGGTAACTGCTGGTGACACTTTTCAAATCACTTCGCTCACGCTGACCTTAGATTAGTTAGGTAGCCCGTTGTGGCTATCATAAAACGGTTTACGCTGGATGATGCCCTGCTGGGCGTCTTGGATGGTGATTCTTTCCTTGATGGTATTCAGGGGGAGGTTGCTACTGGTAGCGGTTCTGGTTCTCAAACTGGCGTAGGTTTACGCACTGCTGTTACTACGGCTGAGGGTTACGGCGACTCGGACCCGTTTGGTCCTTCTGGAAATGACACGGTTGTAATTCCTTGTCGTGTTGCTACGGGTGATGGTGTTTCTGGTGGTAGCGCTGACCGTGTAGTCGTTGTTTTGCGTGATGCGACTGGTTCGGGTTCGGGTTCTGATTCCGCAGTTGGTTTGTATTCGGCGGTGAGGTCCGCATCTGGAAGTGGTGCTGGTGCTGGGATTGCGGATGGCGCTAGGACGGTTATTAAGATTGCTACTGGTTCTGGTGCGGGTTCTGAGGTTGTAAGTAAGGTTTTGACCAGTATTCGCACGGCTGCTGATTCGGCTGCTGGCGATGGTGATGCGATTGGGGTTGTTACTCGTTTCGTGTCGGCTTCTGGTTCTGGTTCTGGTGGTTCTCAGGTTTCTGTTGCTTATGAGGCTTACAGGTCTGCTTACGGTTCTGGTGGTAGCGATACAGGCGATTCGGCTGACGGTGAGGTCACGCGCGCCCGCATGGGCGCTGGAAGCGGTGTGGGCGGTTCTAGCGTTGCTACTTTGGTTACGAGTTTTGCTGTTGGTTCGGATGCCGCGGCAGGTAGTGGTGAGGCGTCAGGGTTTTCTACGCGGGCAAGGACGGGTGCTGCTGCTGGTTCGTCGGGTGAGGATGCGATTGGTGTTCGCATAGTTTTACGCACTGCTTTAGGTAGCGGTGTTGGTAGTCAAGCCGCTGACGGTCTGCATATCGCGCCTCGGTTGGCTTCTGGTGAAGGTTTTGGTGGTAGCAGTATTGCTACTTTGAGAACTGTTTTTGGGGTGGCGTTGGATGCTGCTTCTGGTTCTGCGGCGGTTGTTTCGTTGTTGACGGTTATTCGGTCTGCTTCCAATAGCGGTTCATCGGGTGCGGTGTCTGAAGGGTTAATAGATGTTCCTATTGCTTTGGCTGATGGTTCGGTTTCGGCAGATGGGGCGAGTCTCGCGGTTGCCGTTAGCGGGGTAGCACTAAAGGTAGATGCAGACGGTTCTACACTGGCTGTTTTGGCAAGCGGAAATGCAGGAACGGTGGCGCTGGGATAATTTATGGCTGATATTACAATCAAGTTTGGGGACAGGCTTCCTAAGGTTTCGCGCCAGTTTTTGCAGGATGGTGCTGCTGTTGATTTGACTGGGGCTACGGTCGCTTTCAACATGTTTAGAGCCTCTACGGGCGTTCAGGTCATCACTAATGGCTCTTGCACGGTGGTTACTGCGGGAACAGGCAGTGTTGAGTATCCGTGGACTGCCACCGATGCGACTCTGGTAGCGGACTTCTATTTGGCAAGTTTTACCGCTACTTTCAGTGGTCCCCGATTGCTTACTGCACCAAACGACGGGATGTTGACGATTCAGATTGTTGGGACGACTGCGGCTGACTGGTCATACACAGGTAATCCTTCTAGTCGGACCATTGACAAGGTGCGGTTTTTGTGTGGTGACACCAATAGCGCCAACCAACAGATTATGGACGATGAGATTGTTTTCTTGTTGACCGAGTGGAACAGCGATGCGTATACGGCGGCGGCGTTTGCTTGTGAAGCCATTGCTGGCAAGTTCCAAGCGAAAGCAGATTATTCGCGCAGTGTTGGCGATTTGTCTATTTCTACACAGTTCGGCGCTTCGGCTAAGGGTTATATGGATAGGGCTACGCGACTTCGTGCTTCGGCTTTGAGGGCTGCCCCACCATCACCAAACTGGGATGTTGACGGCTATCCAGAATCTTCGGATATGACGATTGGTTTTGGACGGAACATCGGTTTCGGTTCGGCGGTTATGCCACCAGTGCAGGATTATCCTGAATGACGATTGAGGCGGCTTTTCTTGACCTGATGCCCTCAACAGTGACGGTCTATGCGAAGTCGTCTGCTGACGCCTACAGCAAAGTTACTTTTAGTGCTACAGGTGTGGCTACCCGTTGCCGAGTTCAGCAGACTGGCAGGGTGGTAAAAAGCGCCGACAACCGCGATGTTTATGAAACGGGTGTCATCATTTTTTATGGAAGCCCCACCATCACAGAGGATTCTAAGATTGTGCTTCCTGACGGCTCAACACCACTGATTCATTCCATTCGTACATACAACGATGAGGACGGCGGAAACCACACCACTGTTTCGTTCGGTAGTTGATATGGCGCGTTCTAAGCGGATTATTGTCCTAGACGGTTTGCCTAGCCTGTATCGGACTTTTGGTGCGGCTGTAGATGGCATCATGCCCGCTATGGAACAGGCGTTGTATGCGGAAGCCCAAAACATTTTGGCTGATTCCCGCAAAGAAGTCCCGTTCCTGACTGGCGCTTTGTCTGCTTCTGGTCGTGTCCATGACCCGTACACCGCAAACAACACGGCGATGGTTGAAATCACTTACGGCGGTGCAGCAGGCGGCGAGGTTGATGTTAACTATGCGATTATCCAACACGAGAACACAAGTTTTGTTCATGCCGAGGGTCGCAAGTCGCACTATTTGGAGGACCCAGTTTTGCGCGCCAAAGAAGGTATGCAGGACCGTTTGGCAAAGAAAATTAACGCTGTTTTGAGGCGTCGTGCAGAGTACGAGCAATGGTGGCAGGAGACTGAATATGGCGATTCTTGATTCGTTGGCAACATACCTTCAGACCCAAGGGCAAGGTACGGTTGCTACAGACATTTTTTTGACTCGGATGCCTGACACCCCTGATGCTTGTGTGACTTTGTATGAGTCGCAAGGCGTTGGACCGTCGCACACTTTTGGCGCAAGCGTGTATGCGATTGACCACCAAAGGATTCGTGTGATGTGTCGCGCTGGACGCAATGATTATCCCACTGCGCGTAGCAAGGCGACCGCTATCCGTAACATTTTGGGTGCTGTTCGTAACACCACTTTGTCTGGTGTGGGTATTTTGAGCATTTTGGCTACTTCGGAGATTTACCCATACACACGGGATGGCGACGACCGTCCTCTTATCGGATGCGATTTCACGGTATGGCTGAGTTAGGCGATGAACAGCCAATAATCAATGCTTACGGCGGTGTAAATCAGGACGACGAACCTCGCTGCTGGCGCTGCAAGAAGATGCTCGCCGTCAAAGTAACTAGACCATGGGTTATCATTTGTCACCGTTGTAAGGCTAGGAACAGCGTCTAATAGTTGACTCAAGATGACCGTTCGGTTACACTTTAGGTCAGCACAGGTTATTAAGTAACCCACCGAAAGGTCGCCCCGCGGGGTGTCAATCCCCCAAGCACAACTCCGACGAGGAGGACAAGCGCAAATAATACTGGCAGTTGTCCACATGGCTTTCTGCTTTTTTATCCGCCTACCAAAGAGGTATCTATGGCTCGTTATCTGACAGCAATTATTTCATTAAGTTTTTTATCCATCCTGTATTCGGTAGGGGTGGTTGATTCAATGGCGTCGGCGCCTGTGGTTGTTTCCAACGCCGCCGAGGGGCGGGTTGCCGAGGAACCTGCCTTTGTGTTGCCGCAAGTTTTTAAGCACGGAGATTGTTCGTGGGTGCCATCGGTTGCCTTGGCGGCAGGGTGGAAATCGCACCAGTTGCCACGCCTCATGCACATTATTGCCCGCGAGTCAGGGTGTTGCCCGAGGCGCATCGGCGGGTCGGTCGTAGATAAGAATTGTGGTTTCGTCAAAATGGCTACCATGAGCCATCCGTCAGACAGTGGTTTGACCCAACTCAATGGCTGTCACTGGAAACCTGACCACCCACAATATGCAGGTTTGCTTTGTAAGCAAATGGGGATTTGTACGCAGGAACCGTTGCTGGACCCGTTCACAAATTTGAAAGCCGCAAAACTTTTGCATGATGTTGCTGGTTGGCAACCTTGGGCGATACCCGTTAACTAAACAGGTGTAAACCCTGCTGTAAGGGTGATGCGTTCTACAATCGGGCTGTTATTCGTGTCCCTGTGACCTCGGCATCGCCCGCTCGTACCCATGTGGTCTGGACGATTCTGGGGTAGAGGTGCGCCTTATCTCAGGAGTTTAGATGCCGAAATACCTCGTAAAACAAGGACTGGAGTACCCGCCGAACCGTGTTGTTTTGGCTGGGGAAATTGTTGACGACATTCCTTCGCGCTCAATTAAGTGGCTCCGCGAACAAGGCATTATTGAACCTGCTGATGCGAACGCCAAGGCTGCTGCTGAAGAGCCTGTGGTTGAAGAACCAATCGTTGAAGAAACACCTGTTGTTGAGGAAGTAGCAGTTGTGGAAGCACCTGAGGCTGAAGAGCCACAAGAAGAAAAGAAGGCAAAGTAATGGCTTTTATTCACGGCAAAGACACCGTAGTTTTACACGGCGCTTATGCGTTGACCGCTTTCCTTAATGACGGCTCAGTTTCGTCTGATGTGGAGACTGCCGAAACGACCAGTTTTGGAAATAGCGCCAAAACCTATGTGACGGGTTTGAAGGACGGGACCATTTCCGCTTCTGGCATGTTTGACGGCGCAGCAAGCGCTGTAGACGAAATTTTGACAGCGAGCATTGGCTCAGATTTGCTTTCACCTGTTACTTTGGGTGTCAGCGGAACCACAATCGGCAATCGCGTAGCCTTGCTTCAAGCAAAAACCACTTCGTATGAGGTTTCGTCACCTGTAGGTGATGTTGTTTCCGTGTCGTATGACGCTCAGGCTGACGGCGGCATTGATTACGGTGTCTCATTGGCGGCTTTGGGTTCAGTATCCGCAACCACCAACAGCACTTCGGTAGACAATGCTGCTTCTACCGCCAATGGTGGTCTTGCCCAGTTGCATGTCACCGCAAACTCACGGTCCGCTAATGCGACCTTCAAAATTCAACATTCAGCCGATAACTCAACTTGGGCAGACTTGACTACTTTTACTGTCGTTTCTACGGCAGTTACAACTTCGGAACGGGTCGCAGTTGCGGCTGGCACCACCGTTAACCGATACCTACGGGCGCAGGTAACACTCGCTTCTGGTACAGGCTCAATCACATATCAAACATCTTTCGCACGGAGGTAAATCGTGGCGTTCGTACATGGCAAGTCAGCAGTATTCAAGTTAGACAACTCATCGGGTACACTCGTTGATTATTCGTCGTATCTCAACGATTTAAGTCTCAGCCGAGACATTGAGACAGCAGAAACCACAACCTTCGGGGTTGCTGGTTCAGCAAAAACCTACATCGTCGGTCTTTCGGATGCTACTTTCAGCATCAGCGGACTGTTTGATGCGACGGCAGATGGAACGCTTGCTGGTGTTCTCGGTTTTGCAACTCCTTTGGAGTTTGAATACGGTCCAGCAGGTTCCTCTGGTGGTTTAATCAAATACTCAGGTAATTGCATTATGACCTCGTATGAGATTTCAGCAGCAGTAGGAGATGCCGTTCAGGCGTCCGCAGACTTCCAAGTGACGGGTGCTATCACTCGTGGCACTTGGTAGTGATGAACCAATAGGTGCATCAAACCCACAAACATAGGAGAAATATCGTGTCCCTTCGTGACCGCATTATTGCAGTAGACGACCTCCAACGCGAAATCGTAACGATTGAGCAATGGGGTCTTGAAGTAGAAGTTCGTGGAATGAGCGGTGCGGCAAGAGCCGCCATCGTTCAAGATGCCGCTGACAACAACGGTTCAATCAACTTCGGTAAGTTGATGCCTGAAATCGTGCTGTCTTGCACCTTTGACCCTGAAACGGGTGAGCAGGTGTTTGCCGCCGAGGACAAGGAACTCATCATGGCGAAGTCTGGTGCTGCTTTGGAAAAAATTAACACGGTCGCGATGCGATTGTCTGGATTCGGGGCTGATGCTATTGACGCCGCGGGAAAAGACTCCTCATCAACACCGAAAGGCGGTTCCTCTACGATTTAGCGGAGAAGTTGGGGCGGACGGTATCTGAACTGTTGTACGGTTCGCCCGCCCATCTCCCTATCACCTCTGCTGAAATCGTTGAGTGGGCTGCTCTGTATAAGTTGAGAGCATACGACGCGGAACAGGCAAACAAACGACGCAAGAGGTAAGTAGTGGCTGAAGATATTGAAGTAATTGCGCGGCTTGGCTCCGTAGATGAAGGAATGGTTGACGGGTTTCGTCAAGCCACTAAAGCCGCCGCGCAATTACAACAACAAACAAGTCAAGTAAGTAAAGGTTTAATCGCGGCTGGTGCTGCGGTTG